TGGGTTAATCGCCGCAGATGCCGTTGCCATTACAAGATAATCCCCCGCCCCATCAAAGTACCCTGACCCACCAATGGCAGCAGCAGACCAGTTTTCAGTGGGGTTAAATGGGGAGAAGGCGACTACTCTGGTATCACCGTTTCTGGTAATAGTGAAGTTGTTACTGCTGTTGTCTATAAAGCGATTGGATTGGCAGGTGAGAAGTGAAGTGTTAGCGATGGCGGTTAGTGGTGCGGTGGGGACTGTGATGGTTGTATTGCTAATCCCGTATACATCCGTACCTTTAACAACTCTCAAATTGGATAAATAACCATTTGCCCTACTTTCAGCATTAAATCTACCGATTGATATTACCGCAGTACCCCACCCATCTTCACTGGTAATAGTACCGCTCGCCACTCTTATTCCATTTACCCAAATAGATTGAGTAGACCCAGACCTACCAAATGCAACATGGTTCCATTGATTAAGTGTAACTCCACTTGATCCAGTAATTTGAGTACCGTTTCTTGATATATACCTAGGGTATCCAGATGTACTAAGTATTTCGAATAGTGTGTAATATGTTCCGTCAAAATCTGTTCCGTACAATTGAAACGCAGTACTAAACGATAACGGATAAACCCAGCATTCAACAGTATTAGTTACATTGTAAAGATTTAGAGCAGTGACGTTAGGTGTAGTCAAATAATCTCCACTACCATCAAAGTAATTCCCCCACCCTGTCTGTGAGAACGGTGAGAACGTGCCCTGTGTCGTGTTGCCGTTGCGGGTGATGGTAAAGTTATTGGCAGAACCGTCTAAGAACGTGTTGTTCTGTGCGCCATTCGTACCGTTGCCGGGAAGCAGGAGCGTAGTGTAGTAAAAAAAAGGGTCAGTACCCGAAAGAGGCCATATACCCTGCCTTTGAGCAATCATCTGCTCTATCAGTGACCAGACACCTTTGGCAGAAGCTGTTGTGGGTATATTTGCGGGGCCAATGATCCCGCCGTTACCTCTAGGCATGGCGACTCCTAGCTAATGTCTTCGTAGCTGCAAACAATTTTTAAATCGCTTGCTGTGCCAGCCGTAGCACCTAAGGAGGTGTTTTCTTCTAAATAAATATAAGCATCTTTATCAATCACAACGAGCGTTGCATCAGCAGGGACAGAAACCGTTGAGCAAATCTGTGTAGCCGTCCCTCCTAAAGAAGCAGCAGAGTAGTAGTTAATCGTGATTTCAGCGTTGGTTGTTCCGTCTACATTTGCCACGTACAGCGAGTTGATTTTTAAAACTTTGCCAGAAGAAGCGGCGTTGCTAAGGATTGAAGTTGCAGAAGTAGTCGTCAAATTCGCAGTTGCGGTTTTGCCTGTGATCGTTGTTGGAGAAAGTAGATTTGGTGCGGCCATGTTTGATCCTATCCAAAAATCATCGCCGCAATAGCAGCAGGATATACAGTCCGACTAGATGGTAGCGTTACAAATACGTTTTTCGTTCCCGCCCCAAAGTTTACAAGGCTTCCTGAGTTGCTGGAAGACAGTACAGTATTTCTTGCTAAGGTTGTACCCGAAGACGTATAAGTCCCGATTCCAACTTCCCAGTTAGAACCAGAAGCGTCTGCAATGGTGTAAGTAGTCTGATTGCCGTTACCAATAACAGCAAACGATTGAAAACCTGTTGCAGCACCAGCGAGGGTTATAGTCCCTGTGCCGGTGCTGGTTGTGGTTTCCTGTACACGATCTGCAATAACGAAAGGCATTATGCGGACAAGCTAAAGGTGTAGGTTACTTGCAGCGTATCCCCGCTAACTACAGCGCGGTCGCCGCCTGTAAAATCCGAACCTGAAAATAGCGTTCCGGTAGTTCCGCCTTTTGTTGAACTGCTTGTCAAAAAAGCGCCGCCAATCGTGGTAGTACCATTGATATTGAACGTCGCCTTGCTTGCAGTGTTTGTCACGACAGATGGATTTGCCGTAGTTGCAGCTGCAAAAGTTGCCGCAGGACGTGTTGCATCGCTGTACGTTGTATTCTCTGTCCAACCCGCATGAGAACTCATCGTATCCCCAGCCGCCGGGTTATTGCTTGACGCAGCACCCCAAAGCCCAACAAACCAAGAAGTAATGCGTGCTGTAGCCCCATCAAGAGAGGTGCCAGCCATGTATTGCAAACCAACATTAACTACAAGATTTTTAGATTCGCCAGACCATTTTAGTTTGCCATTTTTGTCATAGCATTCAAAAATGAACTTTCCAAGCGCCAAAGCGCATTCGTCATTTTGTGGGCGTGCTACAAGAGCGTTTGCCACCACATCTTTGCTTTTTGCAGTTTCCATCATGTGATCCTTAGAAGTGAGTCAGACGCTCCCATAGGAGGAAAGCTAATCACCAAGTTGGAAGCGGTCTTGGTAATCGTGGAACCGAAATTCAGCACACACACAGCGCGCGACCCTGTCGTATTGTAGATAAGAGCGCCGCTACAAGTCAAGGTTACATTAGAAAAAGTTATATCGTCAAATGACCAGTACCCGGTTGTGCCCGACGACAGTGGCGTAATGTTTGTAAGAACAGCCCCTCCAGGCGTGTAATTGGTTCCACTCGCCTCACCTTGAGAGGTGTATACGGCGGTGTCTGCACCAAGGTTTGCAGTGGAGGTGTAGAGCGCAAGTTTGAAAACATTTCCGGTAGTCCTTGTAAAATTATGTAGCGCTTGCGCAACTTCTGCCTTAAAACTTGTGCATGTGGTTTGAACAATCATCACACAACCCTGTCAACAACTTGACCAGAGCGATACTGATCCTGCCGCTCAAGACCCTCTCCAAGTCGTTTTGCAAGCGTAAGCGTTTCTTGGAACTTGCTGTTGAGGTAATTAATCTGGTCTGGCTCTGCTTTCATAAAAACCGCCGCTTCAGCAAGCCCTCCGTAAAGAAGCACAGTGTCAAAATTTTCACTAAGCCAAGTTGTCGTACCGTCAATGTTGTTGTACGTAATAGATTCTGGGTAGTAAAAATAATGCAATTCAACTTGATAATTTTGATCAGGCGTTGGCCCTAGCATAAACACAAGTTTTTTAGGGGCATTAGGAAAGTCTGGACCGAAAAGCGCATAACAATATGGAAGCCCTGTGTTTCCTGCGCCTGTAGGAATTGGAAACGATTCGCGAATAAAATTTACGTCTTTGTTAAGCAAAAAATGATATTGCCCGTTAGTTTCTATAGCAGCAAGAGAATACGCGGCGAGAAAGTCTGTGGGGCATTGCAGATACCTGTTGTTTGCACTGCAATTCCCAATAACATTTTTTCTTAAACTTGGGAACTGTACTGCATTGTAGATTTTTTCCTCGGCTTGGGTAACAAACGTCGTAAGACTGGTCACAGAGAACGATGTCTCCATGTAGTCTTGGATAGACGTTTTAAGCTCTCCCCAGTTCATGCCATCGGACCTCTACACATAGTTCCCTTGGTAGCACATCCTACACCGCGCATTTTGATGCCAGAAGTCTTAACCTGAATGTTAGGGTTGATTCCCATTCCATGCGTGGGCCTCCAGTCTGGTCGCAGATTATAAGGCATTTCTTTCCCCGGGCTTGTTTCTACAGTGACCTTTTCCCCCTTCATGGTATGTGGAGGGGCGTAGACCGATGCAGGGCCAACTTCCTTGCCGCCAATCTTCATGGAATATTTTGCCATCATTTGCCCCCCTGGTTGTTCACCCGCGCCATGTTGCGTCCAACACTACGCATCATCTCGCCTGTTGGGCCACCTTTGCGCAATTTGGTCATAGGCTTGCCAGGATGCATGGCCCTTTCGTGTTTATGTACTGCTTTAGCGGTTTTGTCTTGGACAGTGTGTTTCATGATAACTCCTAGCTTATAGTAACGCTGTTGACAACAATTGGCGAGGCCAAGCGGTTTGGGGTAAGGGCTGCATCAAAGGATCTAGCACCCCCGACTGGACTCCACCCCCACTCAATTGTTCTACTGCCGTCCGAGGGAACCCCTGTCAACAGTGAGCTTGCGCCAACCTGATCGGTAACTTGCAAGCCGTTATACCCCGACTGATAGTACGAGTTGGAGTCTGTTCTTGGGTTGCGCACCGCCTGTGGATCGTTCACTGGATACATTCCAAGCTGAAGTTGCGGCTGGTCGGGTTCCCAGCACTCTGGACACACAAGGATGTTGACATTTTTTGTTTTTATTGTCAATTGCCTGAGTTGCTTGAGTTTGTATCGGAAATTACAACGATCACATTGTGCTATAGCAAATTTGCCGCTTGAAAACTGATTGGGCATTACGTCACCCCAAGAAAGGACTGACGGGGTACAAACCGAATTGACGCCTTTTCCCGGTCTTCTTCGGATGCAAGTTGCCAAGCCTCATCATACTGCGCCTTCAAAGTTTGCATCCTCTCTAATCCTCCACGAACTTTCATGGATAGGCGATAGGCCAGCCCAGAAATCATTGCCTCATGGAATCGAAATGGTATGTCTTCCGTATTGACGCCGTTTCCTGCGTCATAGAGCCTTCGCATCCACCAGTATACCAAGGTGTAATAAGGGTTGCTGATAGATCCTTGGTCAGGGGCAGGCCACACCGTGATGTTGGGAAACTGAGTGCTTGTCAGGGATCCTCCCGACGCATGCGCCGCCGCAGTTGTGTTGTTTTGTCCACGCACCACGTTGTTAAGTGTTGCATACGCTGACGCACCTGTTGCCACATTTTCTGCCAAAGTGCTCGTACCATAGTAGTAAATTACCTCTGAGCCAATGGTTGCATATCCCGCATAGGGCACCCGTACTAAAGTACTTACGGGCAAAATATCTGCGGTAGCCGTCACATTTGCCGCTAATGTTGCAGTGAATGTGTAAGTTTGCCCTCCCTGGCGATCCACATAAATTTGGATTGGTCTGCCAGTAGCGAGCTTGTTGGGAATGGTGGAATAGGTGCTAACGGAAATTCTGCTGATATTGATATCAGTTTGATTAGAGTCTGCGCCAGTTCTTACAATAGTTTCTAGCAAATCTACAGTATTGATAGGCAAGGGATAGGTAATTTGATTTGCATAAAGGGGTATGGCACCCTGTTCTATTGTCCACAGATTGATACCACGATTCGCCCATTCTGTCAACAACAAGTTTAAGCTGCGTCGCGCTGTACGCAAATCATATCCAGAGCGCATCTCATAACCGCAGCGTTCATAAGCTTCTTCGGCAATTTCATTGAAGTTAGGATTAAAAACTGTTGTGGCTGTTGTAGACATTATTTTCTCGCTGCGCGCATGTTATCTACAAGATTAGGATAAGGGCGTCCAGCAGCCTGTGCCATCGCCTTAGCCTTGGCTTTCTTGGCGCTGCTTAACGGCTTTGGTTTGCCAAGCTTCTTGGGGCGGGGGCGATCCCACACCTCACCTCCAGCAGCATACTCGGTAAAGTCCGTATTGTCACGCCGCTTTTTCAGCTTTGGTACTTTTGCGGCGCTAATTTTGCCCATCCCTCGGCTTTGCATCATTTCCAGCTCCTAGTAACGCCTGCAATCCAAAATTGGGAAGCGTGTTTGTCAATGGTCTCAAATAATTGGGTGCTTTGTAAAGGTCATATGGACCGAATTCTGGCGGAGGAACTTCAGGGAAGGGATAGTCCACATACACTTTCCCCTGAGTATACGGGAAAATTCCAAACAACGGAAACGGTGGCGGCGGGGTGGTGGGCGCCGTAAGTTTTGGTGTCGTAACCTTTGGTGTCGTCACCCTTGGTACGGTAGGCTTGGGCGTTGACCCAGTTGGTGGGGGCGGCGTAGCAGACGTTGTCGTAGGCTCAGGAGGTTCTCTAGAAGTTGTCGTAGGCTCAGGAGGCCGTTCAGACATTGTTGTAGGCTCTGGAGTCTGCCAAGGAAGACTTGTCAAAATAAGAAATGGAGTGACCTTTGGTATTGTTATGTCTTGAGTTATATCAGGTGTTATTTTTGGAGTAACACTTGGCACGGTTATTTTTGTAGTTGGAGTTGGCTCGATAATTATATTGTTTTCTCGAATTATTTTTTCTAATTCAACACTGAGGCGAATTGAAATTGATACAGATGTGCTTATGTTTGGCGTAACATCTGGAGTTATATTTGGTGTAACCTCCAGAGTTATATTTGGTGTAACATCTGGCGTAACATTTAGAGTTACATTTTGCGTAACATTTGGCGTAACATCCGGAGTTACATTTGGAGTAAGGTTTTGAGATAACTCTTGTTGCAAATAAAATTCTAGTTGTTCTTTTAATCTTTGAGAAATGCTTTGCGAAGTACTTATGGATACTGCAACAGGATCTTGTGTAATATTTTGGGTTATGTCTTGCGTTATACCTTGAGATAAATCTTGTTGCGAATTCAATTCTAATAGTTCGCTAATTCTTTGAGAAATGCTTTGCGAAGTACTTATGGATATGGCAACAAGATCTTGTGTAACATCGGGAGTTACATTTTGCGTTACATCTGGTATTAATTGTTGCGTAACATTTTGCGTAATATTTGTAGTTACATCTGGTGTAATTTTTGGCGTAACATCGGGAATTACATTTGATGTAATTTTTGGAGTAACATCTGGAATTAACTGTTGCGTAATATTTTGAGATAACTCTTGTTGCAAATAAAATTCTAGTTGTTCTTTTAATCTTTGCGAAATGCTTTGAGAAGTGCTTTGAGAATTGCTTATTGATACTGCAACAGGGTCTTGTGTAATATTTTGTGTTAGGTTTTGTGTAACGCGTTGTGTTAACTCTTGTGTAGCATTTTGTAATTGTTCAAGCCGTTGAGATATTGAAGTTGATACACTTTGTTGAGATATTGAAGTTGATAAACTTTGACTTGTGCTTAACGATAACGATGTATTAATATCTGGTTTGTTGTTAACAAGTGATGTAGAAAGTGATGTAGATAAAGATTCTGATACAGAATTTTGTACTGAAATACTGTTTGAGCGAGATTGCCGTGCATCTAAAAATTGTGACACTGACAATGAGGAACTTATGGAGGCACTTATTGATGCACTAATTGATGGGCTTAATTTTATTGATTCAGAAATTGACAAACTTTGCGATTTAGAAATTGAACTAGATATGTTTGCTTGAGATACTGATTGGCCTATACTAACACCAATACTATCTCTTGTAGAAACAGATGTAGATATACTTTCCTGTGCAAGTTTTTGAGATAATGAATTTGATTGAGATACTGATTGCCCTATACTAACACCAATACTATCTCTTATAGAAATAGACGTAGATGTACTTTCTTCTGCAAGTTTTTTAGATAATGAATTTGATTGAGATACTGATTGCCCTGTAGTAAAGGTAGTGGCTGTAGTACCTGTGGTGGTACCTGTAGTAGTACCTGTCTTTACTGCAACACCTGGAGGAGGATTGCGATTTTCTGCAAATCCGTATGTATTGTAATGTTCTGTAGCAAATTGTTCAGGAGTTTTCCCTGCTGCTTGATGTCCATCACGAATATACGCAGCAGCTACATCTGGATTGTCTCTAAAATAAATATCTACTCCTTGCGCTCCATTTTTTAATTCATTTACCAAATTTGCTTGTAATAATTGTCCCGATTGAATTGCATCTGCATAAAATTTTAATCCCTCTGGATCTGCATTACGCCCAAAAATATTTCGATATTCTGTATTAACTTTTGTTTCAATATCTGCGCGATTTACGTATGACCCTTTATTAAGGCCTGCAGCAACTAAACCATCTACTTCGTCGTTTTTAAAACCAAATCCTTTTACTTTATCAGCAGTATAGTTGTTTTTATTGAGCCATTCAATTTTGCTTTGCGCTGTTCTTTCGTTCCAATCTAAAGGCAGCTTTACCTGACTGCCGTTAGGCATTGTTGTATCTTTAAGAGTAGTTGCTCGGTCTAAAGATATTGATTGACTTTCTTTTAGTTGGTCTTCTGCTGTCTTTACTATTGTTACCTGTGTTGCAACATTTTCCCCCATAGAAAGTTTTATTTCATCCTGTGGAGCAAGTGTTTTACCATTAACGATTGCGGGAATAGTATATGTTTTTCCGTCACTTCCTTTAACAATCGCATTGTTTTCAAGAACAGTCAATACGGATCCATCAAGGCTATTACGCGGAGTTATTACGTTAATGACCTTTGTTTGTAGATTTTCTGATATGTCGTAATAGTCTAATAATTGTTTTACATTTGCAACTGAAGCCCCTTGTTCTTTCATTGCATTTTGCGCAAACGTAACAAGTTGTTCTTCGCTTAAAGTTTTTCCAAACTGAACCGCATCAAATTTTTGGCCTTCTGTTGAAGACCCCAACGTCTGTTCTAGTTGCGGAATAAATGTTGTAGGCGCAGGACCGCTTAACGTGTTAATTAAAGGCGCTACCTCATCGAAAGTAGGTTTTCGCCCAAGTTGATTTTGATATGCTGTTTCAACATTTGTTAGTAAATTTGTTAAATCAGAACTATTTTGATTTGTAGATTGCGACTCTACAGATAAAATATTAAAAGTATTATTTATTTTAGGTGAATCTGTAAAAAACCCATTTTTTAAATTTAGCTGTTGCGCATTTACTACATAAGATTTTCCATCGGTTCCTTCTACAATTGCATTATTTCCAATAATTTGTTTTAGTTTTACTTCAGTATCCGAAGAATGAAAACTTTGAGGTACAGATAGGCCAAGTGTTCGAATTGTATTAATTACTTCTTTTTGGTCGTTTGCCCCCATCCATGCTGCCAAATCTCGCAAATCCTGACTTGTTTGTTTTGCAACGTCTAACGTACTAAAGCCAGCTTGAATATTAGCTCCCATTCCTGCTGCAACCACAAAACCTGTTAGCAAAGCATTTACGTCGCTTATTTCGTTATCTAGCCTAAGTTGCATTATTCCTTCGCTAGACGTTTCACCAAGCCCTTCTCCACCCGCTTGTATACCAATTTGTGTAAAAGGCGATACTCTTGCGGTTCCTGCGGGAATTTTTGTAAAGAGCGCGTCCACTAAGAATTCAGCAAATGCCGCTGGAGCGGCTGCGCCGGTTGCTATTTTTTGCGCTGTTTTTGAATCTGCGCCGCCTGCCATTAATTGTTCTAGTGCTTGTTGATTAAGCCCCCCAGCATTTAATGTTACCCCAGCCGTGGCTTGAATCATTGAATTAAAATATCTTCCCCCCTTAGCCGCTACTAAAGAGCCGCCTGCCAGCAAAACTCCTGGGACTACATCGGAAGTCATTTCTTTGCCCAGGTTCCACAAATAACTTGTGGGACTTTCTTTAAACCAGTCAAAATAAGTAACAATTTTTGCTCCTGAACTTTGCATCATATCCCATAACGGCCCTGTAATCCCTTTTGAAGGATTGCTTCCATCGGTAAACCTTTTACCTGACTCATTAATTTTATTCAACCATTCTTTAGAAGCTGCGGCTTCTTCAGGACGCAATCGTTCAGATGTTTCTCCAAAAATTTTTGCTAAAGATCTTGCTGAATTTGCTAAATAATTGTCTGCGTCTCCAGCCGCTGTTCCTGCAACAAATGCAACGCCTTCAGCCGCAACTTTTGCTGCTTCCGCTACCCAAGATGTGACCCAAGTTTCTAAAGGTAAGGTTTGCGCAACCTCTGGAGTAATTTTTTTTGTAAAAGTTAAACCCCATTTATCAATTGTTGGATCTGTAGGGACGGGTTTGGCTGCGCCACGAACAATTTGATCGGTTGCTTCACCTGGAATGTAAAACCGTGTTCGGCCATTTGAGTCTTTTGGCAAAGCATCAGCTGCTAATAAAGCTTCATGAAGCACTACATACGTTGTATAACTATCGATAATTTGTTTTTGCGTAATATTTTGTTTAGTAGGAATTACAGCGAAGGATGAGCGGTCAGCCCCCATCATTTGCACAGAAGCAGCGTCATAATCGAGTATTGCATTGTCTTCAAAACGATAAACTTTTGGATCATTAAGTCTACCTAAAAGTTGTTCATGTTCCTGCTTAGTTAAAAGTCTAGCAGTAGTAAGATTTTTAGAATCAAAATTTAAATTTTGTTGTGCAATTGCGTTTTTTTGTTCTGACCAACCTTGAACCACATCTTTTGCTAAAGCTTGTGGCATGCCTGCTGCTCGCAGTTGCGCAATTGCTTGGTCTGGACGCATCGTGCTGCCTTGAGCAAAAAATTCGTCTGATACGCGAGTTCCGGCTCTTTGAATGCTCGCCTGTGTGTCTCTTACATATCTTTGCTCTGATTCTCTTGCATATTGATTTATTGCTTGCGGAGTCGCTCCTGAAAATTTGTTTGTTTGATCAACATATTTTCCTTTTTGCAAAATCCTGGCAGAACTTACATATGGCGTACCCTCGTCATTAAGTGCAAAAGAAACTTGCGTTCCTTTTCTGTCTATAACAGTCCAACTAGGCAGTTTGCTTACTGTGTCTAATGTCATTTCCGCTGGTGTAAGATCGCGCCCTGCTCGTATTGCTTGCAAGCGCATCAAATCAGCACTTGGGTTTGCCATAAACCCTTTGCCTGCTTCTAATAATTGCCCGGACGTTATTTCTCCGTTAATAAATTTTATTTGTGCATCAGCATAATTTTTTGCTTTTGTAATTTGCGTATCTAGATTTGCAACTATTGATTCTGGATTTGACACTCCTGCGAGTCGCAAACTTTCAATTGCTTCGGTTCTTTTTTGTTGTGTCTGCGGAGATGTAGATGCCGATCTAAGATAATCTTGCGCAACTGCATTGACTTGCTCTTGCTGTGCCCCTCTTCCTTCTAATGTTATAAAATATTGTGAAACAAGTTTTTGTGGGTCTGTTATTTCAAGCTGTGTTAATTCCTCAATTGCTTGCGGCCCAGTTAATTTACCTTCACCTAGATTAGTAAATATTTTAGTAATTTGGGTGTTTCGTATTTCATTGTCGCGATCAGCAACTTTTAAAGCATCTGCAAATTGCGCATCTTGTTCTCTTTGGATTTCCTGAGCCTTATCAATAATTTGTTGTCCTAAACGACCATCTGGGTCATACGCGGCGTTAATTTGCGAAATAGCTTCCTGTACTGGTGTTGTGCCCGCAAGAACCGACTTAATTGTTTCAAAAATAAATCTATTTGCCCCCTGTTGCAAAGATCCGCGAACTGCTTGAAAAGCTGCGGCTTCAGCCTGCATTCGCGCCGCTTGTTGTGCAGCCGCTTCAGCAAATTCTCTGCTTGCTCCAGCACCCTCAAGCAACAGCTTTAATGCACTTGGGCTTGTAACATTGCTATCATAAGTATTAAGAATATTTCTTATAGTTTGATTTGATTGCACTGCTGCTGCGGCTTGTTCTGCCGTAAACAATATTTTGTTAACAAGGTTTTCCTCAATTCCTAAGCTTTTTAATTGATTTATTGTTTCTTGACGATTTGCTCCTGATGAACTTGTGTAGGCCGTTGTATATTGCTCTACAATACGATCCACATCGTCACGCAACTGTCGGTTTGTAATTTTATTTTCGTGATTTAATTCAAGAATACGTATTATATTTTTGTCGTCAAAACCTTCATTTTTAAAAGTTTGAAATAACTCTGCTGGCTCTATTTCTCCTCTGTTGTATGCATTGATTGTTGCGCCAATAAACTCAGCCTGACCAGCACGCAAAGCTTGCTGTATCCCTGGAGGGGCCTTCTCTATCCCCGCAAGCGGATCACCATTTGCCGCGTTAGCATAAGCTTCTAATTGTTGGGGGGTTGGTCTTGTTCCTGTTAAAGCTTGATGCGCATCTTGAGTTTTGACTACCTTCCGCCATTGATCTGGCGTAACATTTCCTCCTTGGCTTGCTATTGCTTCTGTTTTCTGTGCATTACTTTCCCATCCTTGAGCCTTCGCTGCGCGATTTGCAGCTACTACCGGATCTTCTGCATTGAATGC